CTAGCGGCGGTCATGGTCCCGAATGCTGTGGGTCACCACACCCCAAACCTCGAACTGGTCACCCTCCATGATGTACCTGGACGGGAACTTGGGGTTGTCCGGCACCAGCACCACCTGGCGGTCACGGATCATCATCCGCTTGCAGGTGGCATCCCCGTTCAGCGCGGCGATTATGATGCTGCCAGATTTTGGCTCAGCCAGGCGATCGACTATCAGCAAGTCGCCGGTGTAGATGCCGGCCCCCTGCATGCTGTCGCCCTCCACCTTGACCAGGTAGACGTTGGGCGCGCGCAGTTGGAGCAGATCGTCGATGGAGACCTGCAGGTGGTCAGTTTCTGAGGGTATGGTTGAAGTCATGGTGGCTGGCCGATAACTGTATATAGATACAGTATCTGATGACTTGGCAACCTGCGGCAAGCACCGGCCGGCGGCCTAATGCAGTGGTGGCAGCTCTTTTCCCCGAGCCTTGGCCACGGCCCTGAGCTGATAGTCGGATACAGCTTGGAAAAGGGACTCGGCCAGCAGGCGCAGCCGCTCGACCTCCTCCGCCGGCGCGCCATAGTCTTGAGCCTGGTGATACTCGCGCATGGCGTCGATGGCCTGCTGAATCAGCGGCTCGCCGGCCTCAACCATGCCGATGAAGGTGCGCTTGTCCGCTGCCCTACCCCTGTCACTTGATCAGCCCATTATAGGACGCTTCGCACGCCTGCCCCGCTATTCGGGCTTGGTCATAAGCTTTCGCCAGTTCTCCCGCTCGAGCATCAGCCCGTGCGAGCAGGTCGGAGAGCACCATGGCGGCGCGGGTGGCTGTCTGGCCTCTGGCGACAGCGGCGGTATCCTGGCCGGGGCAACTGACGGTGGCGGCGAGCTGGGCGGCGTCACTGCGCAGCCGCTGGCCAGCAGCATCGGCGTCAGCAGCGCCACTATCAGCAATCGTTCGTTCTTCCTGGGCATGGGCTCTCGCTTCTTCCTGCGCCGTGGCGCGTCGTTGTTCTTCCTGGCGGGCATCTCGCTCGCCGATTACTTCAGCCTGACGATCACCGCTATCTCGCTGTGCCGATGCTTGGCCGGCAACAGCTCGCTCTACAGACCGGCCGTGCTGGTAGGCGACCCAGTGGGACGCAAGACCCAACAAGAGAATCAGCAGCGCCAAGCGCGAATTAAGGGCGCTCATGCGCCCAGCACCTTACGCGCCCGCGTCCACAGCACCAGGCGCTCAGCCTGGCCGTTCAGGCCACCATTGATCCGGCGGGTGATGGTTTCAAAGTCGCCCCGATCCGCCAGCGTGTTCAGCCCCTTCTGCTGCCAGAACCACGCCGCCGAGGCGGCCGCGTACTGCGGCTGCTCCAGCAGCTCGGGCTGGTTGACCAGGTCGAGGCCCAGCGCCTCGCCACAGCGCAGGTAATTGTCCAGGCCGGTGATCTGGATCAGGCCACGGCCGCGGTACTTCTGCCCGTCGCCATCGGCCGCCGGGGTGTTTCCCAGGCGCGCTGCGAGCGGGCCGGTGTCGTACTTGGCCAGGTACTTGTCGTTGCCCAGCTCGCGCACATAACGCAGCTGGCCGGACTCGTGCCCTACCTGGGCGATAAACGCCGCCTGCCGCACCGGCGTGACGATCCCGAACTTGCCCATGGCGGCATTGAGGACGGGTGCAAAAACGCCGGCTTTGAGGCCGGCGCTCGGCAGGATCTGCTGCAGTTGCTGTATGGATAGTGCCATTGCTTGCTCCAGTGTTGGCCGCGCGCGGCCGTGGGGTTACAGCTGCTCAACTTTGAGCGGCTTGGTGTCTTTCTTTTTCTTGCCCGAGGCCTTGGCCTTGCCCTTCTTGCCGCCGTTGCACTCGACGGTCGTGGTCCAGCCGGACTGGGTGAATACCTGCTCCACCCCATCCACCAGGTACTCGCCATCGAGCCCAGGCTTGAAGCCCTGGGCGTTGATCGAGCGTTCGGCAAACAGGTCGGTGCGGCCGGGCATTTCCAGCCGCACGCCGGCGGTGCTGCGATTGAACGCAGCCAGGCGCGCCTTGGCGGCCTGCTGGGCGGCGGTTTTGTTGGGGTAGACATGACGGTCGGTGTGCACCGGCGGCAGGCCGTCCGGCGACTCGTCGTTGGCCAGCTCGACCACCTGCAACTTTCCCGTCTTCGGGTCTTGGTGCTGGGTCTTCACCGCCTTCTGCGAGTTGCGATCACCGAGGCGGAACTGGTACCGGACAACGTCCGTCTTGTTGATGGTGATGACCGACAACGCCTTGCCGGTGGTGCTTTGCCCGCCTTGGCGCGGCATCACCAGCAGCTTGCTCTCGGCCACCTTGGCGGTGCAGTCGTACTGCTTGGCCAGGCGGGTGACAAAGTTGTAATCCGACTCGTTGCGCTGGTCGACGCGCTCGACCTTTGTGCTGACAGGGCAAGACACCTCCCAGCCGTTGCGCCTGGCGATTTCGCCAACGATCTGCGACAGCGACACGTTCTCCCAGCTGCCGCTACGCACGGTCTTGCCACTGCCGCGCATGTCGCTGGCCTTGCCGCGAATGACGATGGTGTCGGGCGGGCCGCTCAACTCCACCTCGTCGACGGTGTAGGCCCCCATACGGGTCAGTCCTTGACCTTCATAGCCCATCATGACCACGACGTTGCTACCGCGCGCCGGCAGTGCAACCGCCTGATCGCGGTCGTCAATGCGCAGCTCGAACTCGTCCGACTCCATGCCGGGCTTGTCCGAGGTGCGCAGCAGCAACAGGCGGTCATTGATCAGCGCGGTAATGTCGTTGCCATCGGCGACGATTTGATACGTGGGCTTCATGCAGGCTCCAGAAATGCAAAACCCCGCACTGGGCGGGGTTCGTTACGCGTAACGCGGGTTAGCCGAACAGCTGCAGCAGCTCGACTGCAGGCGCCGGAAGGTCCGGCAGCAGGATCAACAGGCCGGCGCGGTAAGGCTGCGCCTGCCTGGCCAGATCCGGGTTGGCATCGAGCACGGCCTCGACCGTGCCGTTGAGGTGCCCGTAATGGTGCTGACAGATCACATCGAGCAGATCCCCGTCAGACGTTCTGCAGGTCGTTGCCATAGCTCACAAACTCCAGGGTGAAGCCTTGTTTTCGGGGGATACCGCCGGCCAGCAGGTGGCTTTGTTCCTCCTCGATGCTGACCAGGCACCAGTCGCCCAGCACCTCGCCGTAGCCGGTGACCAGGTTCAACGGCCGCAGGTTACGGCCGATGGTGCGCAGGGTATTCAGCTGCTTCAGGCCGCCCTTGTGGTGCGGGAGGATCGCGCCCTTGAGCGTGATCTTTTCCTCACCCAAGCCCACGGCCTGCTGCGCCACGCTTCGGCGCAGGCGCTCCTGTCCCTGCCAACGAAACGACGTTTGCCGGCGCAGTTCGTCAAATGCGGCCGTATCGAGGTTGAAGTGATACGGCTGGGCATTGGGTTCATGCGGCTGGATGATCAACAGGTGCGGGAACGGCGCAACCGCCTGAGGCAGCGGCGTGGCCGACCCGAGCAGGCCGCCGGTGGGCAGGATGTTGGACAGCGAAGGGCTGACCTTGGCCGCCACCCGACCGACCTCCGACGACACCTTGCTGGCCACCTGCTTGAACGTGCCCAGCCGCTCCTGCACCTGAGTCGCGGCGGAAACGCCTCGGCTGTAGGTCGACGCGATCTGGCCGACACGAGACTGCGCCACATTGATGCTGCGCACCAATCGACCCGCCTTGGCGCCCAGCTCGGGCGGCAGAAACGGGATGCTCTCCAGCTCGGACGCGGCACCGGTGATGCTGCTGATAGCGCCGTTAAGCGGTACCAGCATGCCATCGGCGCTTTTCCGGCCGGCCTCCCCCGCCGCAACCAGACTGGACAGTGACGACTCCAGCTGTTCCATGTAGGCCATAGGCCCTCCTTAAACGTGGGGTTGATCGAACAGCTGGGCCGAGGACATGCGCATTTGGACTTCGCGCTGGAAGGCCTCGAACAGGCGCCGCAGGGGCGGCTCCAGCTCGCGCACAACCTGCTCGGGGTCCTTCACATCACCATGCACGTCGAGCTTGATGCTCGGCGCGAAGGTAAACGACTGATCCACCTTCGGCGCCGACACCTTGACCGGCTCGGGCGCCTTGGCGGGTTTGGGCTCCGGCGCAGGCAGCACAGGCGCCGGCGCCTTGGCCAGCTCGCGCACCGCCTCACCCAGCCCAGCCGCTGCCGGCGGACTGGCCACATTCACCACGGGCTTGAGCAGCATCGGGACGACCGGCGCTTTCACCAGGTCACCTGCAGCGCGGCCCATTACAGACGCTGCCGGGGCTTTTGCCTCGGAATCACGCAGCCGCTCAGCCACAGCCGCTGGTACAGGCACCGGACTGGCTGCTTCACGCACTGCCGCGCCAAGTTTCGGCGCAGGCGGCGCGGGTTGTGGCTCCGGCTGCGCCGACAGGGCCGACTTTTCCTGCGGCCGCACCAAGGTGGCGTCAGGCGCACGCTGCTTACCGGCCTTCACAGCGGTCCCACGCACAGAAGCCTTGACCTCGGGCTCACGCGTGACGCGTGGGTGCTCTACCTGGGCCGCCACAGCGGGCGTCGAATCCCGCACGGCCGCCCCCAGCTTCGGAGCAGGAGGGACCGGTTGGGGTTCGGGCTTATCTACCGCTGGCCTGGCTCGCGCCGTCGGCAGCTCGGCCTTGCCCGGCGCCAGTACGTCACTACCTGACTCGGCCTTGATCTCACGCGGTTCATCCAGCGTTACGCGAAACGTTTCACCCGGCGCGGCAGGTACTTGCGCCTCGTCCTTGGACTCACCTTCTGGCTGATCTTCACCAAACCAGCGCTTGCCCAGCCAGCCGCCGAACGACTCGCCGCCCATACCGCCGAGGACAGCGCCGACGGCGCCACCCACAGCAGTACCGATCACCGGCACGACAGAGCCGATGGCAGCCCCGGCCGCAGCCCCTGCGAGCGTACCCGCGAGGCTGCCGGCGGCGCCGCCGTAACCTTCGGCCTTTTCATCCTGGGTCTTGGCATTCAGCGCCACATCAAGCGCGGCGGTGCCGGCGTCCATGACATTGCCACCAGGTAAGCGCCTGGCCAGGCGGGTCACGCCCCGCATCGCGCGCGCCATCTTGCCCAGGTCGTCAGCAGCAGTCAGGCTCGATACAGCTGCCGGCAATGGCCGAGGTTTCCCAACCGGAGCCTTGGGCGCCTCGATGACCGGCGCTGGGCGCACTGCCGTGCCTTGTCGGGCCGCCCTGCGGCGCTCCCGGCGGCGAGCTCTGCGACTGCCCTTGGCAGGCCCTGCAGGGCCGCTATTGGCAACGCTACTGCCGATCCCGCCAATGGCATCAGCGTTGACCACAAACACGCGCTGCGGGTCGTTGGCGGCCTCGCCAGTCTCACCACTCGCGCCGGCGCCCCTCTGGCCGACCGAAAAGACTTTGCCCAACAAGCCAAGGCCAGTGTCGACCACCTTATTACCGGTCTTGGGCAGCTTGATAGGCGCACGCTCGGCCTTGGCAGACCGGCCCGCTAGGCCTTCCAAACCACGACCCAGTGCGATGTTGAACACACCACGGGCCACGCGCACGGCGCTGCGCGTGGCCAGGAAGGCTATTACTGCCGCCGTGATGCCACCTATACCCATGGCGACCGCCGGGAACTTGTCTGACAGCTTAGCGATGCCATTGGCTATCACTGTCAGCCCTTTGGCCGCCATGTCGGTGGCCGGACGGATCGCATCACCAATGCTGCGCAGCGCGTCGTCAGCCGCTTGCGCCGTTTCGGCCCATTGCTGCTTCGACGTTTCGCGGCGCTCAGCCAGGTTCTTGTCGAGAATGCCCGAGGCTTTCTTGGAGTCGGCCTTGAGTTCCTCGTACAGTCCTCGGTTCTGCCCGTAGGCGGTCAGCGCCGCCTTGACCTGCATGTCAGCAAAGATATCGCCGGTGCGCAGGGTCTTCTCCAGGGCCTCAAGCGCAGCCCTGGCTTTCTCCGGATCGGCCTCCTTGTCGATGTTGGCCTGGGCGTCCTTCATCTTTTTGGCCGTCGCCGGATCGGTCTTCTCGACGTAGCGCATGGCCAGGGCCATGGACGCCTCGATGACGTTCATACCCTTCTGCAGGCCGGTATTCAGTGACGCCTGATAATCAATGCCCACATCGCTGTAAGCCTTCTTGATATCGCCGGCGCCGATCTTCTCCATCCAGTTCTTGAGGTTGTTCGCCGCCTCATCTGAACTGCCGGCGGTCTTCATTTGCACCTGCAGCATGGAGCCCAGCGAGGTCACCGCGTCGATCCCGGTAACGCCGTTCTTCTCCATGTTGGCCAGCAGCTGCGGGAACCACCTGGCCATGTCACTGGCCTCGAAGCTGCCCGCCTGGCCTTGGTAGGCGATAGCCTCCAGTGCCTGCTGCATGACCTTGGGGTCGCTGATTTTGGCGTTTTGCTCCAGCGCCTGAATCATCGAGGCCGTGTCGACGCCTGAGGCGCCCTGGCCAACGGCAAACTTCGCCGCGACCGGCGCATACGACAGCGCCTTGTCCAGCTCCATGCCGGCGCCGACCAGCTGGTTGACCAGGTCGGCCACGTCATTACGCGACATGCCGGTGTCTTTGGCCGTGTCGATCACCGTCCGGGTAAGCTGCTGCTCTTCGGGCTTGTTGGCGATATCGGCCTTGATCGCAATGTCACGGATGATCGCTTGATAGTTCGCGCTGATCATCGTTGGCACAGCGGCGGCGCCCGTGGCCACCACCGCCCTGCCGATATTCGACTTTAGCGATTCCTTGCCCGCCTGCAGCTGCTGGTGACCCTTGAGCTGCAGATCGGCGGCCCGCGCCTCTCGCCCAAGTCGCTGGTATTCGCGGCCGAGCTTGCCGACCTCAATCCCCTGCTTACGCAAAGAGTCCAGGTTGCTGTCCAGCTTGCGCAGCAGTTTGTCGGCACCGGCCGCGCCGCTGTCGTGCGCGCGCTTCCACTCCTCGCGCAGCTTGATGGTTTCGCCAATGGTGCTTTTCAGCACCTTGGCCTTGTTGCCCTTGGCTTCCAGCTTCTGGATGCCGTTTTCGGCGGTCTTGAACGCGGCACCGAGTGACGACGCGACGGCGCCGCCGATCACCAGCGATAACGCTACCTTGCTTGCCATCGGTTACCCCCTGTGCAAGCTCAATCGGTCAGCCACCAAACCATGTCGGCATACGACATGGTCATGATTTCGGCAGCCGAGAAATGCAGCTCGGCCGCGAGACGCTTGGCGGCGTGCTTGAGGGTCGCGGGATTACAGTTCGTCCTCTCGCACCAGAAAGTTGTAACCGGTGGCTACGCGGTTGTAGTCCTTGTAGGTGAGGCCTTCCAGATCCTTGACACCCACCTCGGCCAGGGACGCGAACAGGTTCAGCTCGCGCTGCTCATCGTCACCGTCCGAAGTTTGCCCGGAGCTGCGAATATCCTTCACGGTCGGCGCACGCAGGGTGATGGTGGCCTGATCGACGCCATTGAGGGTGGTGGGCTTGGACAGGCGAACGGTGACGTTCTCAGCGGTCAGAGTCAGGTACTTCGGGGTTGGCTTGCTCATGAAAGGGTGTCCTTGATAGGGAAGAGGGTTCGAGAGGAATGAGGATTACAGGCCGAGGTCGGCGCGCTGGCTGGCCAGCTGGTCGGTGCCGTTGATGACACGCTTCATGCCGACCGGGTCAATCTCGTAGATAACCTCGCCGCCGACTTCGAGCTTGTAGTAAGTGACGGCGATGCCGTGCTTGAGCTCAGCCTTGTCGCCGGGCTTCCAGTCGCCCATGTCCAGCTCTTTCAAGGTGCCGCGCAGGGTGACGATAACCGCGAGGGTTTCGCCCTTCTGGATTTTGAACGAGCCACGGAAGACGCCGTTGAAGGCGTTCCCGTCGGCCAGGCCAAAGAACTTGAGGGAGTCCTTGCGCACGCCGGTGGTGGTGAAGTTTGCCTCCATCTTCTCCATGCCCACGTCCATCTCAATCGGCATATCCATGCCGCCTGGGCGGTACTCTTCCATCTTGAGGGCGAGCTTGGGCAAAGTCAGGCTGGGCACATCGCCCTGAAAGCTTTTGCCATCCACAAACAGGTTAGTGTTGGCCAGAATTTGGGGAATGAATGCCATGTCAGGGTCTCCTTAAGCAGCAGCGTTGAGGACTTCGGTCAGCCACTGGTTGGTGATCTCGACGCGGAAGTTGGGGTTTTCGGCCGGCGGCACGTCGGTGAAACGGATGTTCCAGTACACCTTGCCCTGCTCCAGCTGGCTGGCCGTGTTGAGCACCGGGTCGGCATAGACCTCGAAGTTGATGATCGCGCCCTGATTCTTGAGGTCGCGCATGAACGCCTCCAGGCCGTCGGTCACGTCCTTGACGTAGGTCGCGGTGATCGAGCGGTCGACCGCCCACTTGTGGCCGTACAAGATCGCGTCCATGACGATATCCATGGTCCGCACGCGGGTGACGAAGGCCCACTTCGCATCGCTCGACAGGGTGCGGTTGCCCCACAGGCGATAGCCGTCGTCGCGGATGATGGTCGCGATATTGGCGTTGTTCAGCAGGTTGGCCCGGCAGGTTTCGTCACCGTCCAGGAACTCGACCGAGCGGGTGGTGCCGGTGATGCCGACGAACTCCTTGTTGGACGGCGAGGCCCAGAAGCCGTATTCGGTATCGGTCCAGGCAAACAGACCGGCCACCCAGGCCGAGCCCGGCTGATCGACGGTGCCGTTACTGGTGGTGTCCCACATTTGAACGCCGGGGTCGACCATGAACAGGCGCTTTGAGCCGAAGTTCTTGGCGTAGAGCATGGCGGCCTCATCGGTGGTGCCGGGACCATCGATGATGCCCACAGCGCGCAGCTTGCCGGCCAGGGCATCCATTGCGGTGGCCACCGCCTGAGTTGCGCTGTGCTTGGGCGCGATGATCAGCCGCGGCTGGGCGTTGAAACGGCTCTTGCCGTCCAGCAGCGCCTGCAGGCCGGTACGCTTACCGCTGGCCAGCACGCCACCGATGATCGAGGATGTTTGTGCGGCGGCATCAGTGGCCTTGGCCACGCCGCAGCAGACAATCACTGCCTTGGCGCGGGTGTAGATAGCCCGGCAGGCCTTGGTGATCGCAGAAGCCTCGCCAAACGCGGCCACCGCCTCGCGCTCATTGGTGATCAGCACCAGGTCGTTGTACTTGGCCGTGGCGCCCGCGCCTTCGGTGAAGGTATCGACCAAGCCAATGATCGAGGACGACGGCAGGGCGATGCTGCGCGCGCCGGTGTCGACGTTCGTTACGGTAACGCCGTGAAAGAATCCAGCCATGGGAATGCTCCAGAAAGCACCAGGCCGCGACAGTGCGCGGCCCGGACACAAAAAAAGCCGCTATGCGGCCTCGGGGGGTTACGGGGATGCTGGGGAGAATTTAGGCGGCGTTGCCGACGCCCTGAACACTGGCGTGAATCGCATTGATCGCCACGTCTGCGATCCCCTCTACAGCGTCATGACTCGCCGCTTTGAGCACGTCCTGCTTGCCTTTCAGGCGCAGGGCACGCAGCTGATACAGCGCCTGCTTACAGGCAGAGGCCTCGGCCAGAATGCTATCGGTAGCGGCTTGCGCGTCCAGGCCAGCGGCGTCCATCCAGGCTTGCACCGTCGGCGGAGCTTCCCCGGAGTAGCCCGCAGCGGCGAATGCCGAAGCCTCCTCGGCGGTAACCTGGTACTCCAAGGCGCGAAGGGTGTCGCCCAGCACCGCGCGGCGCGCGGCGTCTGCGGCCTGATCGATCTGACGACAAGCTATCTGTGTGGCCGCCGCGAGCGGCAGAGCTGCGAAGTCGAAGCCGCTGTACGTCTTGCCGTCGAACTCGATAGACAGGTTGGTCTTTTGCATGATGATTCCTTAGAGGCTGCCGAGGTTGGTCAGAACATTGGTGAGTGAGGCCGGGTTAGCCCCTGCAGCAACACCACTGATATAGCGACCGCCGAAGTTGGCAGGGAACGTGGTGTTGCTTGCCTCGAATACAATCGCGCTCGCCGAGGCCGCCACCAAGTTTCCAACCCAGTCCGACGGTGCAAGAACTTCGCAACCAGACAGCTTGACCGGCAGAATCGGCGTGCCACCGCTTGAGTTGGACATGAAGACGAAGTTTTTCGAACTGCTGGGCGCAGGCGACAAGCCTGCAGGACTCGGGAGGTTCAGCTGAATATCGGTCAGCATGACCATGCCGCTGTTGTACGCGACAAAGCCACCCTGCCAGGTGGAACCCTCGGACGTGGTGTAGTACTTGCAATGCAACTTGCGCTTAACGCCGGCAACATCGGAACACACGCTCATCGAGCGGCTATTCACAGCCACCTGAGTGTCCAGTACGTAGTCAGCCTGCAGGTAGCAAATGACGAATCCACCAGCAGGCGTGTTGTACAGCGCCTGCTTGAGCGATTTCAGTGGCGCCTCGGCAGTGCCGGGGTTTTTGTCATCACCGGTGATCGAGTTGATGTAGAACGATTTCTCGTTCAAGGGAACTGCCGCGATGGCCGCTGCTACCGCTGCGTTGATCTCGTTTTTCTTGCCGTTGAACGTGGCGATCAACGCGTTGCTTGCGGTGACCAAGTCTGCGACTTGCGATTCAAGACTCATGGAAGGTTATGCTCCTAGGGTTTTCTGAGAGAACAGGTTTTGCAGGTTGATCAACGCGGTGGCGTTAGCGACGACCGCAGTGAGCAAGTTCTCGCGATCCTGCTCCTGCTGCATTTCGACGGCCTTCATGCGCTCGGTGAGATTGCTCAATATTTCGCCGGCCACTTTTAGCTGTTTGCCTTGCACATCGATCTGGTCTTGCTGCAGGACGCCCCGCATCATTTCAGCGACAAGCGCCGTCGACTGCGCAGCGAGCGGCCCAGCCAGGGTGAGGTTGAGACCGGTGGCCGTACTGACGATGGTCACGCTGTCAGCCGGTAGCGCCTCCAGCGACAGGTCGTAAGCCATCAGCAGCTCGGTACCGGCGGCCTTGTAGGTCAGTGGCGTGTCGGGAGTCGACCACACCGCAAACAAGGTGCCGTCGGCAAAGTAAATGCCTACCTCGCGGACCCAAAAGGCTTTGTCGTCATCAGCCAGAGCCGTCAGGTGAATCAACGAACTGCTCAGTTTCTCGCCGCCGGAAACCGGGTATTTGACTACCTGGGCACGCAACGCCTTCTGGTCGACAGTAGGTGTGTATCCCTGCGAACCGAGGCCGATGTAGGCGATTTCAGCCTGTACCCCGGTGCTCGTGGCATTCCAGATCGCCGCCAGGCCGGCCTTGGTTATCAGGGGTTGTAAAGCAGTACTCATAGAACAGCCTCCATCGTGACGTGCACGACAGTACGGGCGGTGACCGCATTGGCGGCCAGCAGCCCTGTTTCGTGGTTGATCGGCACGCCCTGCGCCTCGACAGACCATCGGGAGACGCAGCGCGCGTGGGTGGCATTGACCAGCGATAGCGCCTGCTCAGAAGGCGGTAACGGCACCGGCAGGGCTTCGGCAGAGTGCCGCTGCAACTGCTGATGCCGGGAAACACTTACCAGTCCCATCGGCTGCTCAAAGAGCGGCAGCGGGATCGCCTGCACGTCTGCTGACCGACGCACCCTGCCTTGCAAGCGGGACGCATTGGCCGCCACCAGGCCGCCGTCGAAGCGCGCACCGAGCCGGAAGGTGTAGTGGCTGCGCTCGTTCTTTGTCGCGTCGACCAGGGCGCGCAGACGCTCCTCCAACTGCGGTGAAATGATCGAGCCTTCACCCGGCCGGTTATCGTTGGCCCACGCTGTGACCTGAAACGTGTACGGTGCGGCATTGGGGATCTCGCGCCACTCCTTGTAATCCGCGTTGACCCGCACGGCCTTGAGCACGCGCCGGATTGCGCCGACTGTGCCCTTGGTCTTGTGAACCGGTATCGCCTCGCGTATCAGTGCACGGCGCTGGTCGTCGGTGTAAGCCGCCTCCCAGCCGTCAACCTTCCATGCCCAGGCTAACCACGGTAAGAAATTTGGCGGACAGCGCGCCGAGTCGGCCACGCCCCGGATAATGTCCGGGTCAAGGCCAAGATCCCCGGCCGCCTCCAGGGCACGCTCCAGCTGGGTGGCGTTGTGCGGTAACAGGCTCATGCCACCACCTTCGAAGTCAGCGTGATCGAGGTACAGCTGGGGTAATGCCGCTTGTCACACACCACCCCAGCCGCTGGATGCTTCAAGGTCACGCTCCGAATCCCCGTTACGTGTAACGCGGCGTAGATGGCCGACAGGGGCAACTGCCCCTGCAGGCGGCGCGCCTCTGCAATGGCCGTATCCAGGCCAGCCCGCGCCGTGGCTTTCACCACGTCCGGGTCTGGCCCTTCCTCGATCTGCAGCTCGGCCTCCACCTTGAACTCACTCGGCACACCGGCGGCTACGCGGGGTCGGTCGGTAATCGGCCGTACTTCCTCGGCCGACAAGGCGGCTTTGACCTTCGCGACCAGCTGGGCCACCGGCGTGGTGCTGGTGGGGCTGGGCAGGATGGCCAGCGACACGTCGCCGGGCAGCGGGTTGGCCAGGCCAGCGTCGTAGTCACAGACCACGACAATGGCCCCGGCCGGCAGCTGGGCACGCACGGCGGGCGTCAATTCCGCACCGACAAACCGGGGCGAATCGACCGACACATTGGTCAGCTCGGCCGACGCGCTCAGCCCGTGATACTCATAAGCCCCGCTGCTGCCAGCCACTGACAGCGCCTCAAGCGACAGCCGAGTGCGGTAGCGCAACGCTTCGTCGCCTTCCATCACCGCCTCAACCGGCGGCACCGCATCCGGGTCAGCCGGGCGGATGGTCAGTTTCTCCACGCCGTAGTCGGCGGCGCGGTTCACCAGGTCGTTACCCTTGGCAAAGGCCAGCAAGCTCGCCTTGGCCGCCGCGTTGACCCGTGCACGCGTGAGCATTTCCCGGTAGGCCATGACTTCCATCAGCTTGACCACCGGGTCGGACTCCAACACCGCTGTCCACTGGTCGCCCATGAACGACCGGAAGATGCCCAGCGTTTCCTGATACAGCTCCTCGAAATCCACGCTCTCGACCACGTCGGGCGGGGGGAGCAGGGAAAGGTCGATCATGCGGTTACCTCCATGACGGCGGTGTTACCCAGGTATTCGCCGGTCAGCGTCATGCCGATCTGCCCGTCAAGCACCGAGGTGACCACCACCCGCTCCAGCCTCAAGCGAGGCTCCCAGCGACCCAGCGAGCGAGCCACCTCGGCCTGTACCGCGCTTTTCCAGCCCTCGTTGACCGGAAGGTCTACGTAGCGCCGCAACTTGCTGCCGTATTCCGGCCGCATGCGCCGACTGCCCAACGGCGTGGTCAGGATGTCCTCAATGGATTGGCGCAGGTGATCGAGGCCCGAGATGGGCTCGCCGGTGCGGCGATCCAGGCCGATCATGGTCAGCCGTCCAGGCGCTGCAGCTCAGGGTGATCGCTCAGGAACGCCACCGCTTCGGCGTCGTCGGCCGGTACGCTGACACGCTTGGCCACCACCTTGAATTCCCGCAGGTCCTCGCCCTTGGCTAGGTACAGCGAGCGCGAGGTGTAGACGGTGTCGGCGAAGGTGACTTGCGCCACTGCCTCGGTGACAGCCGGCGCGGATGCCGCAGAGGCTTCGCCAGCGTCCGAGGTGGCCGCCTCGTCGGTTGAAACGGTTTTCGCTTTAGTAGCCATATGGCCCTCCAGATAAGACAAAGCCCGCGAATGCGGGCCGTCAGTGCTTGTGATTTGCCGTGTTGCCGGCGGTGTCGATGATTTTCCCGCCGCCGTTGATGTCGCCCGTTACGCGTAACGCGCCTTCGATCTGCACGTTGCCCTCCAGGGTGATCGACGGCGCTTTGATCGTGGCGGCCTGCGCCTCGGCCGTCAGGGTGGTGGTCTTGGCGTTGATCGATTCGTCGGTCATCACCGCCTTGCTGCCGCCCACCTCGATGGTGACCGTGCCCGTGGGCAACGTGATGGTGTAGCTTTTGGCGGCCCAGTCGTAGACCAGCGAGCCGCCATCATCGAAACGCCACACCTCGACATGGTCGCGGTTGTCCGGCTGGGGGCCAGCATTGCCGTAAAGGCCTGGCACAAACGTACCCTGGGCAGGGTCACCGCTCGGGCTGATCAGCGCGCCCTGCTCGCCCAAGCTGGGCGACCGCCAATGGCGGGCCTTGCCGGCGGCGAGGGAATGCCAGCGCACCCAGGCGCTGACCCAATCGCTACCGTCAGTAATGCGCACCATGGCGGCCACCAGGTCGACGGCCACCACGTAGCCCTTGATCACCTGGTCGGCCATCATCCGGTCATGCTGCGCCGTCGCGTAAGTCACGCCAGATCCTCCGGCGCGCGGTACTGACCTTCGTTGCCAGGACCACTGTCCGGGTCGAAGGCGAACACCAGCGAGCCGGGCGGCTGGTTCTCCCAAAGCCAAGTGGTATCACCCAGGTAAAGGGTTTGATGCCACTGCACCGCCCAGGCTGCGCACTCGGCAAGCTCAGGCACAGGCATCGTCGGCATCGCCTGGACGCCCTCAACCGGCATGGTGAAGTCGAGCCCCCACTGCTGGTAGTGCAGCAGGGAGGCCAACTTGGTGGCCAGAATGGCCGCCTGCAGGGGCGCCTTATCGCGGTCGGACTCGACCAGAATGCAGGCCTCGAACGTTGCGACAATGCACACTCGACCATCGCCGGGGTCTTCACCGGGCTGCACATTGGTCATGGCGTAAATCATCAGCGGCATCGCCATGCCCTCCTCGAGCACGGGGTAGTCCTCGACGCCCTTCAACTGCGGGATAGCCTCTTTGATAGTGGCCGTCATGGCTTCGTGAAGCCGTGTCAGCTCATGCCCTGACGGCTCGCTATCGGATGTCTGCGGTTCGCTCACGCTCAACCCCCAGCACAAGGGCCACCATGCCATCGCCGTTCGGCTCCGGCCGGATCACCCGGTATTTCCCGCCACCCTCGTCGGCCGGCAGGTCAATGGTCAGTTTCGAGCCCTTCGGCAAGCGCGCCGCCACAGCGGCCAGCACGTTAAACCGAGGCTCCCCCAAGGCAGCAGCATCGACCGACGCCGCCAACCCTTTGCCGCCCTTGCCCATCATTTGCGGATCGAGAAACGGATTCTCGAAGGTGCCCTTGATAGGCGTGCCGTCATCCAAGGTCGCGCGGTCGCCCACTCGGTCAAGGATTCGTGCACTCATGACGGCCATACGCTCGCGAAAGCTCGGACGCGCCATTACTGCACGATCAGCACGTCAGCGAAGCCGTCGACGGTGTCGGTCAGTTGCTTACCGTAAGGCGATGAGTCAGCAGTGCCGTCAGCGACCATCACACCGCTTTGTACGCTTACCTTCGCGCCGGACTTGAGGCCTGGGGTCGAGGGCACACGCCACACGTCGCAGAGGCGGTAGGTAATGAGCGTGCCTTTGGTGCCCGTCTGCAGCGGCATCACCGCGAGACTTCCAATCACTTGAGGTACACCTGCGACCGATCCGCCGGTGGGGGCCGGCAGCGTGATACTGCCGCCGGTTTGAACGTAGTTCTTGGCCATGGCCATTTTCTCCTGTCCAGAAACAACAAACCCCGCAAAGGCGGGGTGCTTGGGGATGGCCTGCAATTACGCGCCGACAGACTTGTTGAGGCCGCGCGAATCCAGCGGCGCAACGCCGGCATCGATCCGCACCTTGGTAGCCACGCCGTCCACGGTGAAGCCTTCTTGCTGCTCCATGTACGGCTTGTCGACGCCGTCCAGGTACGACACTTCGATGGTGTCACGCCCTTGGGCCGCCGCGAGGTACCAAGTCTTGGCCGAGTCATCGTCCAGACGCGGCTCGGCGATCACGTCGGCGAAGTTGCGAATCGGGTTATCAACGCCGGCGTTAACGTCGGCACCGGGTACCGAGGCAGAACGGATCAGCTGCTTGGCGCGATCCTCCAGGGCCACCGGGCACAGCAGGAAGGCCGGGCGGATGTTCAGGGTGCGCGCTTTGCCACCCTCAACCTGCGCCTTTTGCGTGGCCATGGCGTTCTTGGCAGCAATCATCGACTCAATCGACAGTGCCGAGCCGCCGCCGGTGAACAGGTTTTTGCGGTCAGCATGGAACAGCGCTTTCTTGTCGCTCATCGGCTTGTTGTCGATCAGCACCGCATAGACCAGGTCGCCGATGGTGCCGCGCGCAGCCAGGCCCATGTTGTAGGGCACGCTGCTCAGCATATCGAGATCGTCGTTGATGATGGCCTGACGGGTGATCGAGAACAGTTCACCGTAGGTCGCCAGGCTGATGGTTTCGCCACGGTCGCCGGTGGTGATGTACTTGTACTCAGCGCCTGGGCGCACTTCACGCAGGCTTGGGAACGAGCCCATACCAACACGCTTGGCGGTACGGAAGTCACTCAGGCGGCCGCGCTTGGTCCACAGGTCGAAGGTTTCCGGCGCCTCGTCCCAGCCGGCCAGCACCGATGCTTGGGAAATGTCGATCAGGATGTTGCCGAAATCGCTGGTGTCATGCGTGAAGGCCAGGCCGACCATCTGCATGGGGTTGAGCGATGCCACCAGAATGCCGCGATCAGTCAGCGAGGCGCGGGCCAGCTCCTTGAGGCTCATGTGATTATAGGCGTTGTCGGCCTCGTTCTCGGCTTGGCCAATCCGGCCCGCCAGGGCTGCGCGTACCGAGTCGCCCACCAAATTGCCGTTGGAGATGTGGCCGTGCTGGCCAGGCACTTGGCTACCGGTCGGCGTGGTCGACTTGCCCATGTGGGCCAGCAGCTTGGCGTTGGCCGACTCCAGGCTGCAATTGGTGTCGTTCAGGCACTCGTCACGCAGGGCTGCCCCGCCCTCGACGGTCGGGAACATGGCAAAAGCGGCGGTGATACTGGAACGACGGGTTGCCTCGGCCTGCAGTACGCGGGCCTCGATCTGTGCCGGGGTTTCGTTCGCCGGCGGCTGATTGGCCGGTGGTGCCGGCTGGTTGACCGGCGCCGGTGGCTGGGTCTGGCCACGCGGGACGAACATCGGTTGTGCAGCGGTTGGCATGTTGGTGTACTCCTGCATGCGTTGAGAGTTGAGTGCGGCGAAGGCTTCCAACGCCCCCACCAGTTCATCGGCAAAGCCAAGCTCTACAGCCTCGGCGCCGGTCATCCACGTTTCAGCGGAAAGCAGCGCTTTGACTTCCTCGGCGGTCTTGCCGGTCTTGTTGGTGTACGCCGCCACCAGGGAATCCTCGACCTTGTCCAGCAGATCGGCGTAACGGCGCATCTCGTCCGCATCCCCGCCCTGAATGCCCCAGGGCTTATGCACCATGATCATGGCGTTTTCAGGAATGCGGATAACGTCGGAAGCCATCAGGATCACGCTACCCATGGAAGCGGCCAGACCGTCCACAGTGCCCTCCACGCGCGCCGGGTGGTTGCGCAGGAGGTTGTACATGGCCATGCCCTCGAACACGTCGCCGCCGGGGGAATGAACGTGCAAATTGATCTGTGACACGTCACCAAGGGCTTTCAAGTCGCGAGCGAACTGGTTGGCCGAGATGCCCCAGGCGCCAATCTCGCCGTACAGCATCAGGTCGACCACGCCGCGCTGACTGGATGCGCGCAGCGTGTACCAGGTCTGTGCGGCCGGGTCAGCCGTCGTCGCCACCGCCCCGCGCGGCCCCAGGACGGGCAGCCTTGCCCGCTTTCTTCGTTTGTTCATTGGGTTGGTTTCTCCCGTAATACTCGTGGTAGGCATCCGAACTGAACACCAGATCGTCTGCCCGGTTGGCGGCAATCTCGGACTTGCGAGACGCCTTAAGCTCGGACGGGTTGCGACCACGCGAGCGGGCCATTTCAGCCTCATCAGCACCACCGATCTTGAGCAGCGTTTCCCAGGCATCAGCCTCATGCACCGGGTTGATCCACGGCATTACAGGGCCTTGGTAGAAGGCGCCGTAGATGGTCCGCTGATCCACGTCAGCCGGCACCTTTAGCTGACCGCTCAGGATCGCCATGCGGACAAAGTTGCGGTATACGCGGCGGCTCCAATAGTCGATGAACTCATGCTGCAGCAGGTCGTAGCCCAACTGCCCCTCCACCAATTCCTGGCGTTGCGACGAATAGGTGCCGTCATAGCTGCGCGACACGCTGGAATAGGTGCCGCGCGTACCGGCCGCTACCGCCTTGAGTTGCCCATTGCGGAAACCCTCAAGGAACGGGTTGGGTCGATTGCTCTCGATCATCCCCACGTCTTCACCCGGCAGCAGGGTGTCGACCACTACGCCAGGCGCAATGGGGAATGTCCGCTCGGCCCGTGTCTCACCAGGGCCGGCCGGCACATAGTCGTCAGGGGTGCCTTTCTTGATGTACATGGCCAGCGCCGCACTGATCCGCGCCGCCACCCGCTCGCTTTCCTCGTAGTCCTTGATATCCGCCAGGCGGATCAGGACCGCATGCAGCAGCGGCTGGCCACGGCTCTGACCAATGCGCTTGCGGTAGGCAACGTGAATCATCTGCTCGGCTGGCACGCGCTTGGTGTTTTGCGCCAAGGCGCCGCGCAGACCGGCCGGGTGCGCCTTGTACAAGTGGTAAGCCTGCACGCGGCGCCACCCATTGCGCTCGATGCCCTGGACGATGCCCTTGGATTCGTCGGTGTACTCGACCGGCAGATAATCCGCCTCCAGCAGCTCCAAGGCGTAGGGCACGCCGTGCAGGTGCTGATAGTTCGGCACTTTACCCATCAGTTCCTGGGCAAGCGCCTCGCCATCGCGCAGCCAACTGCGGCACACCAAGCGCTCCATTTGCGGCCGGGTCAGTTCGCCCGAGGCTTCGGGCTTGAGCGACCATTCCCCCCACAGCGCATTGATGGCGGCGGCGAACTCACGGTGCACAGTGCCATCTAGGTGCAGGGGGATCGGCTCAACCGCAATACCCGAACCACCCACCACGCGCTCCTCCAGGCGATCAAACAGCCCGGTGACAATGTCGTGATCCTCGTCCAGCTTGCGGCACTGCTCGCGCATTGACTTGAGCGTGTGATTCAGCGAGCGGTCAGCGCTGCCGGTCTGTTTCTTGGCCTTGTGGGTCCGCGTGGGCTTGGCGGCTTCAAACGCCATGATCACGTTACGCGCCCGCAGGCGCTCGGCCACCATGCCCGGAAACAGCGGTGCAAGTGCCCGGTCAAGCAGGTTCATACCACTCAATCAAAGCTCGCCAAGGCAAAGCCCGGACGCCCCCCGCGCGCCTGTGCAGCTGCTCGCCGCTCCCAGTACAGCCTGCCGTCGCGAATCTGGTTCAGCTCGGCATACACGAAACGTCGACCGTTCAGGGTCACGTCTTTGCCGCCTGCCACCAAATCCGCCTCGGCACGCATGTACAGCGCGACCATCTGCTGGGGGGTCAAGTTTTCTTCGGCATCTACGTCAGCCATCCGCTTGCTCCTGTTTCAACCCAGCCGCCGGCGGCAGGCTGGTGGTCTGGTTGCGGCGCCACCGGCGCCGGCGGCGGCAAGGCGGCCGGCGCTGGTGGCTCGTCCGGCTCGGCCGCTTGTGCTGGTTCTTCTGGCACCTCCCACACCCCCGTTTCCGGGTTCTGGCTGGCCAGTAAATCGAGGTCGAGGCCGAAACGCTCTTGGCTGATACGCAGCGCCGCCAGGGCATACACCAGGCAGTCGAGCGCTTCGTTTCGTTTCTTGCTGGCATCCCAGCGCAACACCCGCCGCCCTTTCACCAGTACCCATTTTTTGGTTTCGCTGGTCAGCTGCTTGAGTTCGTCCATGTCACAGATCAAGTCGTCGGCCGGGAAGTGGATCAGGCCCGGTACCGGACGATTGCCGTCCGGCTGCAGCTTGAGGCGGTTGTAAAGGACCTCTTTGGCGTTGTCGGTACCGACCTCGGTCAGGTAGGTTTTCGACTTCTTGTCTTTCTTGCGAGGGAAGTTGGCAATTGGCTTGCCATAGGTGCTGGCCCCGAAAATCGGGATGACCCAGTGCAAGCCATGCTTGCGGCTTTGCGCACGCACCGTCTCCGAATGGTGGCCACCGGAGTCCCAGCACCAGCGCATGACGCCCATCTTGGTGCCGTCCGCGCGGGTGAACTGGCGGTGCAGCTCCAGCCCGACTTGGCGCAGCAGCTCGGTGCTGGCCGGGTCGCCCGTCAGCACTCGACGGTAAACAAGCCATTTCTCCTCATGCTTACCGAAAGCCCAAACCCGCAGTTCGTAGCGGTCGTCTTGGGTGTCGATGCCGCCTGTCAGCACCAGGGCACGCTGTGGCACCTGGGAGCCGTAAACCTCGCGACGCTCGTACAACAGTTCGGCGTCGATCTTCTCGCTGAGGTCTTCCTCCCACGTCTCCCCTAGCGTGGTGTTGACGAACGTTTTCAGCTTGCCCCGGTCCTTGCCGACCTTCACAAAGTCGGTGGCGATATCCACCCAGGTGGTGAACGTTGAATAGCCCGTCCACACGCTGAATGTCACCGAGCGCGGCGTTACGGTCGGCTCACCCGAGGCATCGAACCACTCCATGCTGTCGCGGGTCCAGATCCCCGAACGCTGGCAGATCCAGCGACCCGTCTCGGCGGCCGCCGTGACCATCTCGTGATATTCGAAGGTGCCGCCTTGGCAGTGCGGGCACAGGAACCATGCCGCCTCCACTTCCTGGCGGTTATTGAGCCGCCACTTGATGCCTGACGGTTCGTCCTTTCCACCCCAATGCACTACCAGCTCGTTGCCGCAACACGGCGCCTTGATGCTGAATCGCAGGTCGTGGGGCGACTCGATAGAGGCGCGGGTGATCTGGCATTTCTCCGCCTCGGTGGGCGTAGATCCTCGTATCGACTTCTTGAACGTGGCCCCTTCCAGACGCTTGTCGCCTAGGAACGTCGGGGCGCCCTCACCTTCGATATCCTCGTCGAACTTGGACAGCTCGTCGTAAATGACGGTGTCGGGGCTTTTCTCCCGGTAGTTGCGCGCCGCCTTGCCACCCAGGCACCAAAGCATTTTTCGGTTGGCAAAACACTTGGCCTCTAGGGTGTTATCGCGGTGCTTCATGCCATACCAGGGCGCCAAATCGAGCACCACCGGCACGTCGCGAATCATGCCCTCAATGTGCCGCTTCATGACGCCCTCGGCGTCACCCTCGGTCGGGCAATACATCAGCACGTTGCGCTTTTTGTGCTGCACCAGATAGCCGATGAGCGCCATCAGCATTTTGGTGTAGCCAAGGCGCGCCGACTTCACGAAGTTGACCTCGCGGATCAGGTCATTGCCCATCGCGTTGAGGATGGCCACCTGAAACGGCGCGGTTGTCCATCGCCCTTCCTGATAGGAGGATTCGGAGGACAGGTAGAAATGTTTGTCCGCCCATTCGACAACAGTCATTGGCGGCTCTTTGAACAACGCCGATAGACCTACGCGGACCGCGTTAGCCAGATTCGTCATCCAAGGTTGAGATGTACTCATCGTGAATCTCCGGCAAGCGCTCATGAAGGTTGGCGACCTCGTTACGCGTAACGGCCACCTCGCGCTGTACCGCCTCCAAGTGCCTAGGCTCTATATCTGGATGCTTGCGCTTCACCTTGGTGTGAATGGTGTCTAGGCCAGACCCGACCAAATTGGCGAAGCGGGTGATGGCAAACGTCATGAAACCAACTGGCACCAGATTGCGGCGCTTGACCTCGTTTCGCATCGCTTGGGAGTCGGCCTGCTCCCTGGTTAGGCGAAGCCGCTCTTGCAGCAGCTTCGCTTCGGCAAGGGGGTCGATATCGTCGCCGCCAAGTTGTTGTTTCCCGCTTTGGTGCTGCAGGCGGTTGTCCAGCACCGAACGGGTGTCGTAAAACGACTCGCGGCCGATCTTGGCGACCGGCTCAACGCCCCATTTATCAAAGGCTTGCACCGAAATTCCGAGGCTTTCGGCCATGCGTTTTTTGTTCAGCCAGTAGGGCTGCCGGGTAATCGTTGGATTTGTCATGGACTAAACAACAACCAACCTCCGAATTTGGGTCATACATAGCGAAACGGCGGGGCCCGAATTACCCCCTACCGCCGGCGGGCCCGGGAGGACCCATTGCCGGGGGGGCTGGGTCGGATCAGGTCGGGCGCAGCCGGTCAACCCCTGGCGGGGGCTATTTCGACATTTTTTGCCCTTTTCGCCCTCATTTCGCGGTCAGGATCGCCTCGCGCAGCGCGGCAGCCAGTTCGGCCTGCCCGTGCGCCTTGGCGATGTTCTCGCCGATCTTGAAGAACGGGAAAAGGACGCGGTATTGCGGGGCGCCCTTGGTGTACAGGAAAGCCGGCGCAACCTGTTTGCGGGGCTTGCGCTCCCACACACCGGTCTCGTCGCCTATCGTCCCGACGAAGTAACGCTCAGCATTGCCTTTGCGCTTACTGCGCTTGCTGCCCGTGGCGTTAGCCGAATGGCCGCGCTTGCTCTCGGCCGCACCAAGGCCCGACAGAATGCGCATCATCACGCCGCGCGAGACGTTGCCGTACTGGTTGAGCAGATCGGCGTTGGGCACAGCGAATTGATTGGCGCTCATCAAGCCATGCGAGATCAGCGACCGCTCGAAGCGCTTGTGCGGTCGCGGCCCACCCTGGACGGCCTGCTGCAGGTACTGATCAGCCGGAATGCCCGTGGTCCATGAATCCTTGAACCAGACCTGAGCGGGTCTCGACTTGGTGGCAGCCTTGGCGAACAGGCTGCGCATAGTGGTCGGGGTAGGCCGATCCAGGCGTTTCCCCATTACCTCAGTGATCCCCGGCTTGATGCGGTTGGTGGCCAAGCGCGTCTGAGCCAGCACCATGGCGAAGGGGATTTGCCGGCGCTGAATGTCCGAGATTTCGCGGGCCAGCGGGACGCTGTCGATATCTAACTTGATGTCGATCATGCCTACCCCCTCAGCTCGCTAGACCAGACCAATCGCATGCGGCGAAGCATGGCGATGAGGCGCTGCATGGCCAGTGTCCACTTGCTGCCACTCAAACTTTAACTTACCCGCCCAAACCCGCTTGCAAGGCTGGCCGGCTACGCGCTCAAGCTTCACCAGCGTGCCCTCAAGCGAAAGACCCTGGCGACTAAAAATCACCTGGCGCACCGCAGCCACCGCCTCACTGATGGTTTTCGCGGAAATCTCGAAGGACTCGAAGCCCTTCCCAAATTCCGGCAGGCGCTCGAACATCGCAACAAAGCGGTCCCCGATGATGGCCGACGAGCTGTTGGCTACCACCACCAAGCACGACGGACAATTGCATGCAGACGAAGCCATTAGTCCACCTCGTTACGCGTAACAGCGTTTTCCAGTTGGGCAAGCGCTCGACGCAGGGCAATCATTCCCCGTTCGACCGCATGCGGGTCAATGTTGTCAATCTGGCCCAAGGCCTTGGCCACGCGCTCAGCATCGCCTTTCAGGGCGCCAACGCGATGCAGCACCTCGCCATGCAGGTGGCTAAGCATTCGTGGTCGATTCGATACGCTCACTGCATCACCTCATCACTCTTTCGAAGGAAGCCCAGCTCGCTTGGCGAGGAACTGCGTGTACAAGCCGCCCGCAACATCCGCGCCGATGACGGCAATGACAATTCCCAGCCCAGCAGCCAAATAGAGACTGTTCCAAAGAGCCAAGGCCAGCAGTAGCGTTGCCATGCCAAGCAAGCCAGACGCTAAGAAGCGCAGAGCAACGCGTTGCAGAATCTGACGCAAGCTCAGGTCTGCCCCGGATGCTCGAAGCATCTCGCCCGACAAGCCGGCCATGCTCAACAAAATCAGAAGCCATAGGGGCACATCAGCGAGCGCCTGGTGCTCGTTGTTCATCTGCAGTCCTCAGGAAAGGTCGGCCCTAAGTCACTGGCATCCGCTTGGAGCGAGGAGCAGGCATGGGCCGTAAACGAAAAAGCCCAGCGCGATGGCTGGGCTCAAGAAAGCAAAAAAGCCCGCCTAGAGAGACGGGCTTTGCACGCGGAAAAACCGCAAAGTAACGTGAAATCTATATATCAGGACCGGTCTTGTCAACACTCGGTTGAGCGATGCGGGCCTAGCCCTTGCTAGCTGCAAGTTGAGCCGCTTGAATACACTCGGTTGCAGCGGCGATGTATTTCTGGTGGTACTCGACAAACTGAGCACTATTACTTGCGGTCAGGCCTTGCCACGAAAGAGCTGCGTCCGACGAAGCGTCTCCGCAGCTCTTGAACGGCGCAAAGATCACACGGAAGCGTGCGCCCTCGTCCTGAAGCTTGTTCAGTGCAATTGCCTGATTACGAATCGCCGTGCCGTCCATTGTTCCGGTTTTCGCCTGCACATGCCCTTGGTCGACCGTTGCGCTTAAGCGCTGCAAGAACTGCATTGCCTCATCAGGGGTGATCTTGGCAGCGGCCTCTTGAGCCTCTACGTACTTGCGACCACGCTCTTCTGCTTCAGCACTGATAGGTGCTTCTGAGCCCAAATCAATGACTTCGAGCTTCTGCTCAGCATTCGCAACCAGAGCTAAGCCGAGACAGAAAACAACTCCCAACGTCCGTTTCATCGTTTCATCCTATGCGAGTGATATCTGAATGATATCACTCTCATTTCGACGCTGCAGATCAAGCAGCCTCACGGCGACTCTCAAGTGCACCATCGATCCAGGCGACTCCTGCCTTCCATAGCTGCCTAGTTTTCTCCACCTTGAAACCAAGCTTCTTTCCGACATCAGACAGCGAGGTGTCGCGAGAGGTGTAGTACTTCATGATCACATTGCCGCACTCCGGATACCGCTTGAGCAGTCGCCCTACAAGACGGTCAATCATCAATGCGTCATCGTCAGTGATCATGGGCTCTAAAAGAGTATTTTCCCTCGACGCGCAGCAAGACACGCCTGATCCCAATACAACCCATCGCCCCCAATGCTCAAGTAGATCCTCGGCCGTTCTCTCCAAATGGCTCATGCGCCCTCCCCCTCAATCCCCAGTGAAATTTGACCCGCCCGCGCCCCGTCGGTTGGGTTCGTTGTAGTGCCGCTCTGGCCCCGCCATCCCGCTACGGCTTTTCAGCCGCTGGATCTCTCTTTCTGCCGCCTGCAACTTAAAACTCAGCTGCGTCACAAGCTCCTCAGGCGAAAGCACCAACCTAGATCCCTCAACAACCCAACCTGAACCATTGCAATCCACACAAACCAGCTCATGAAACACACCCGCTACGACCGCCCTGCCCTTACAAAACTGACACTGGACCAGGTCGAGGCGTGGCCTCTTAAAGCCATCCTGAAGGCCCTTTTTCACGTTCTGCATTCTCCTCTATGACTAATTCGCTGATTGGGCTGCGCGCCTTACGCGGCTTGGCTTGCGGCCCGTTATGAGGAATTGCGGATTGCACGCCCGTCAACCCATGGATCGACGCAAAGCCAATCCCGTCTAACCACTCATGCCATTGCTCAAGAGCCTCACGACGCAAGCCGCTGCCCTTGGTTTTGATGTAGGTATCAGCAACTTTCCCTAGCGAGTGATTGAGCAGCATTTCGCCAATAAATCCGTCCACCCCCATGTCGAGCCAAGCGGTACGCGCCACCTTCCGCAGGTCATGGCTCGACCATTCGCGGTCGGCCAAACGACGGAATACCGAGGAGGCCTGGCTGGAACTCATGGGCTGCCCTTTGCGACCTGGGAACAGGTACTTGCCGGTGTAACCGCCTTCGACCTGAGCCACGCGATACCGGCGAAGCAGGGCACATACCTGCGGAGTCAGCGGCAATCGGTGTTCGGTGCGCGTCTTGGTGTGCTTTGCTGGAATGAACCACTCAGCGTGTCCCAAAGCGAAGTCAGACCATTCTGCTTGCCGGCTCTCGCCCACCCGGGTGCCATGGCAGATCATGAGCAGTGCCAGCATGGCGTCGACGGGCGAGGGGTCGAATAGCGCCGCCAACGCAGGCACAACTTCTCGCAGGTGGTCGGCGCGGAGTCGGCCGTCCTTGGGCGAAATCTTGGTCTTGATGAAGTTCGTGAATTTCATCTCAGCCATGGGATTGCTGGGGATTAGCCCAAGCGCCCGCGCGGTGCTCACTGCCAGGCTCAATACCCTGAAAATCTGCCGAACGTAGGACGTGGAGAATTCAGCCTGGAGCGGCCACATCAGTGACTTGTCCAGCACTGCTGGGGTGAGGGCGAGTATCGGCAACTCGCCGAGGCGGGGCTGCAAGTGCTTATCGACCGCCGTGCGAACAGTCCTCTTCCAAGAGTCGGACAGCGAGGCGTCACTTACTACCCGCCCCTTGAACCAGGCCAGCAGGTCGTTGAACGTCACCAGGCCAGCTAGGGCAACCATCTGGTCTGGACGGCACAGCAAGCGCTGCCGTAGCCCGGGAAGCTCGGCAAAGATGGCCGCCGGACCGTACTCAGGGAAGCGCGCTAGCCGGTTCCACTTGCGGCGAACAACCAGGAACCACGTTCCAGCTTGCCGGCTTTGGTCGAATCGAAACCTCAGGCCTGGGTATCGTGGGTCGCGCAGGTCGCGCACAGACTTGTCGGCGGCCTGCCGGCGTACCTCGGCCTCGCTCAACTTCACTTCCCGGGTCGAGCTCATGCGATTACCACCGCCTCAGCCAGCAGAATTGCCTGGGTGCGCATCACGCCTTCAGCGTGGTAGTGGCGCGCTGTCTCTCGGCCTACAGCCTTGATACGACCGTCACAGGCATCGTGGCAGGTGCTACATGCCCAGGCGCCCTGCAGGTCATGCGGCTTGCTGCCGACGCCACAGGTACCAGCCATACGGTAATGCGCCAGGACGGTGGTTTCCGGGTTGCCGTTGCATATACCCGGGATGCGCACTTGGCACTCCCGGCCACGGGCGGCCTTGGTCAGTTTCGATTGCCGCATAGGCTGTCTCCTTGGGCAGTGCTCATACAGGGATTTCCTTACGCGCATAACGCGTGGCCAGCGGCCGGTCAGTGCTTGTCGAGGCCTTGGGCGGCGGTTGCCAACTGGCCGAGAGGGTTTCAAAGCGGTTGTATTGGCCGAGGAAGGCCGCCCGGACGGTGCCGGTCTCGATGTCGCGGCCCTTGCCGACAATGATCTCGGCGACGCCCTTGAACTCGCTGTTTTCGTGGTAAACCTCGTCGCGGTACACGAAGAGGATCACGTCGGCGTCTTGCTCGATGGCCCCCGACTCGCGAAGGTCCGAGTTCACTGGCCGCTTATTGGGGCGCTCCTCGCACTTTCGCGATAGCTGGCTCAGCAGCACGACAGGAATGCCCAGCTCGCGGGCCAGCAACTTGCAGCCACGGCTGATGCTGCTGACAGCTTCGGTACGATTTCCGCCCTCGCCGTCCATCAGCTGCAGGTAGTCGACCATTAGGATGTCCAGGCCGTAGCGCATCTTGTGACGGCGAGCCAGCGAACGGATGCGGCCCACGGTAGCGGCAGCTCGGTCGGCGATGAACAGATTGGCGTGCTTCAGCTTGGCCGCTGCAGCGCAGAGCTCGGCGCCGTGCGACTCACAGGCGGAGCCGTTCTTGATCAGATTGAGCGGGATACGGCCTTCGGCGGCGACGGCGCGGTCGATCAGCTGGCCTTTGCTCATCTCCAGACTGATGACCAACCCGGATTTCTTCTGGCGCACCACGGCGTCCAGCACGAAACCCATGGCCAGGGTGGTTTTGCCCATGGCCGGGCGGCCCGCCACGATGATCAGTTGCTCGGGCTGCAGGCCTCCCAGCTGCTGGTCCAGATCGGCCAAGCCGGTCGACAAGCCGATCAGCGTCTCGCCGCGTGACAGACGGTCGTGACGCTCCTGCCACACCTCCAGTTGGTCGGCCATCAGGTCAGCAGCCTTCACCACTTCTTCGCCGTCACTACCCGCGTCGATTCCCATGGCCGCCGCCTGCACGGCCGCGATCTTGTCCTGGATGTCGCCGCCGCCCTGTGCGATCTCCAAAGTGCGGTCGCTCAGCTCGTACAAGGCACGTTCAATGGCCCGCTCACGGACAATGCCTGCGTAGGTGCCAGCGCTGGCCACGCTCGGAGTATTGGCGACCAGAGATGCGCAGTGGCCTAGAGCCCGGTCGCCGTTCTCCAGAACGCCGATCTGATCAGCCACGGTCAGCAGGTCGACAGCTTTGCCTGCGGCACGCAGAGCCAGGATGCCACGGAATACTTCAGCGTTCTCGGCGAAGTAGAACGACTCCGGAGTCAGGTCATCGGACAGAGTGTCGATCAGTTCAGGGCGCTGCAGCATCGCACCCAGCAAGCCATGTTCGGCCTCAGCGTTGTAGGGATCACGCATGATAATTGCCCTCCACCACCTTCACGAAGTTGGACGGGGCAATCAGCCAATCGAACGTTGCTCGGAACGGTGCACCACCAAACTTCCCGGCAGCGCGCCCCATCAGAAAGTCGGACTTGGCGACATCGGCGAAGTACTCAGTCCAGAATTCGAGGCTCTGATGCACATCGCTCTGGTTCCAGCGAGCCCGGAGCTGCTTCTTGCGCGCTTCGGAGACCAGGACCACAGCAGGAAGCGCAGGTGTCAGCAGTCGGTTGAACAGCTCAACGATGTCCTGAACCGGGCAAGACGGCGAGCGCGGAACGCGATTGCCATGAGGTGACGGTTCAATTGATGGTTCCTTTACGGTTCTGGGGGCATCTGGTGCCGGGGTGGGGGGCATTTCCTGCCGGGGTGATGGGGCATCTGGTGCCGGGGGGCATATCGTGCCGGGGGCATATGCTGCCGGGGTGATTGTGTACCAAGTGGAACGACCGAAACGCTGATGGCTTGTCAGCAAATTTGCCTCTTCGAGCCAGCGCAAGGCATTACGCACCGCTCGCTCTGAAAGGCATGTGCGCGAACCAATCGTGGCCACCGAAGGCCAGCAAACACCGTCGTCGTTGGCATTGTCAGCCAGGGACATCAGCACAGCCTTCTGTGCCGGGCTCATGCCTTGCAGCGGCCAACAGGCTGTCATGACAATCGTACTCACGCCTCACCTCCGCCGAGCGATGCCAGCAAGTGCTCAACACACTCACGACGGAGTGCGGCTTTCGAGGTGGCTGCGTACTGGAGGCGAATCATTCGCGCGGCATGAAGTGCGGCGGATTTGTGGAAGGCTTTCTGGTGGGAAACGGCCAAGGGTGCGGTATTGCTTGCATCCATTGCAGAGTGCATAATCGACCTCGATTTGATGCTGTTGAAGAAGCCGGGCTGCCACCCGGTTTTTTTATGCCTGCGATTCAGGTACTGGATGGATCAGCAGGTGTTTCGGTCATCTACTGGCGAAATGCTACGAGATGCAGAATGCTCATCACGAAGCGGCCATGTCCTCTGGCGGGTACAAATCCGGCCTCAGCTGATGGCGCGTTACTTGACCGCCAACAGCCTTTTCAAAAGGGATGACCAGATCGGCCGGCACCTTTTGGTTGCGGTGAACGCATTGCCAGATACGCGGCTGACTCGTGTTGCATCTCCTTGCGAGTTCTGCCTGGCCCCCGGCCAGACGCACTACCTCGTCAATTGGTCTTTCTGTGTTCGGCATGTCTGCGTGCCTCAATGGATCATGCACTCGATGATAACTCAAGTTATAGATAATACAAACACATGTTATTTGATGACTAATAACGTGTGTTTTACCCTTGCAGGCATGAACAAGCCCTCTGAAATGCTCAAAGACCGCATCCTTGAACGCCGCACAGCTCTGGGCCTCAGCCAAGCCCAGCTGGCCGAGAAGTCTGGGGTAAGTCAGGTCACGATCCAGCACCTCGAAAGCGGCCGGAATTCGACTTCCAAAAAGCTCCTTGAGATCGCTAGGGCTCTTGGGGTTACGGCAGAATGGCTGGCATCCGGGAAAGGAATTACTCACGAAGCCAGTAACGTGAAGGAGCTCAGGGAGCAGCCTGAATCTTTCCGCTATCCAGTCATCAGCTGGGTGGCCGCCGGTGCTTGGGCCGAAGCTGTCGAGCCGTTCCCGCCCGGATATTCCGACCGCTATGAGATGTCTGATTACGATTCCAAAGGGGCCGCATTCTGGCTTGAGGTCAAAGGCGACTCGATGACATCACCGGTGGGCATAAGCATCCCAGAGGGAATGCTTATCCTGGTTGATACTGAAGCCGAGGCTACACCTGGCAAGCTCGTGATAGCCAAGCTGGCCGACAGCAACGAAGCTACGTTCAAGAAATTGGTGGAGGACGGAGGGAGGCGGTTTCTAAAGCCGCTCAACCCTGCCTACCCCACAGAAATGTGCTTGGAAGGCTGCCGAATCGTAGGAGTCGTAGTGCGCGCCACGATGAAACTGTAACGATTGCCTCCCTAGAGCCCGGCTTGCGCTGGGTTTTTTTTCGCCTGCCGAAAGCCGTTTTGTCCAAAAAATCCTACACAGGGTATTGAAAATTCCACTCGCAAGAGATAACTGTATATGCGTACAGTACAAGGAGTTTCAAACCATGCTTCACCTCGCGTTCTCGCACTCCCCATCCCTTTCCTATGAGCGGCTCGGATACCGCATACAGCAGGCGATCTCCTCGCCGCATGTACAGAAAAGGCAGTTTGTTGAAGTCAGACCTGGCGCGGACGAATCCCCTGCTGACTGGAGGCGATTGATCTCTGATCTAGAGGAGACCTCGGGCATCAAGATTGAGGCTTTGGAATCAGGTCTGATCCGTATCGGATGGAGAGAATTCACTGAAGCATGAGCACCTGCCCGCCCAGCGCGGGCATTTTTTTGGTCGGATTTATAACTTGAGTTATTGACACGCGAAAAACATAAGTTATTATTCAATCCATAACACAGGTTATAGGCAGCCACGGCAGCCACCGCTCTTTACACAACCAGACGTGACCACCTCGACGCACCCAGGCCATTACCTGGGTCGGGACAAGCTAAGTCGTCGACCACGCAGCCTCTGGATAGCTGCCGGACTCCCCCATGGGAGGACGCCAAACCATGCGAGCCACCTGATGCGTAGCCAGTAGCTGCAGCAGGCAGAGGTGGGGAAACCCGGCGACGAGTATGGAGCGGACCAAACAACCTACGGAGGATCGCCATCATGAAGTAGTAACTGAAACGCCTAACCCAGCCATGGGGATCGGCAGCTCACCGGACGCTATAGAGACGGTCGCTGGCAGGCCGAGAGAATTGCCTGCCCGGAGCGCGCTGGTTGCCACCAGCCCCGATAGCCAGACGGAAGCGCTGCACAGCGACGGTCGATGGCAACGACGCCGGACACGTAACCGGCCCGATTCACCTGGCTCCCCATCGCCAGGCTGCATCGGTGTGTGATCTGGATGCGCAGGCTGATGCGCAAATCGAACCTCGTTTGGCAGCTACTGAGGCATATCGAGTTAGGCGCCAATGCCGGAGATCAGCACCGGCAACAGATCACACACCGATGCAGTCCTTAAGGCGCACGCTCGTGCGCTTTACAGCTCGTAACACTCACCAGCATGCACATTAAGTCGGCTGAATTGGTCGTGACGTTCGCCCTCCCCTGGTTCGGGAGGTACACGGTAGCGAGCGTCACGACCAATGCAGCCCACCGAGGACGCTTCATGGAAACGATCACTTGCGGCTCATGGATTGGCCAGCTCGGAAAGGCGCTGGCTCCCCGTGAGCTCGAAGCATTGCTGTGGGTGGCCCAAGGGCTCACCACCAAAGAAATCGCCCGCGAAATGGCAGTCAGCCCCGGCACCGTGGCCAACCGCATCGAGGCAGCGCTGTTCAAGCTGGAGGCGGGGCGCCGGATCGAAGCGGTCACCAAGGCCATGCGCCAACAGATCATCAGCCCGCTCTGCATCGCCCTCGCCGGCCTCATCGCCATGCATGCAGTGATCGACGACAGCGACCCCATGCGCCGCGATCGCCGTGCGCCGGAGCGCCGCACCGCACAAGTTCGAATCGTTCGCAAGGCTGAGGCCTTGGAACTCTACGCCTGACCCACCCGAGGATCACCCCATGCAGACAACAATGCACCCGGCCTTCCAAGAGAAGGTGGACATGCTCAAGGCGCTCTTGGCGCGAACCCAGGAAGCTCGTGACGAGGCCTTTGCAAAGATCGGCAAGGGCACCCCGCGCTATCAGGCTTCTGGAAAGGGCAAAGTTTGGGATGTGGTCGAAATCGCCACCGGCACCAAGCAGGGCTTCGCCTTCACCTACGAGACCGCCCTTCGGTTTGTAGACGTTATGGAGGCAGGCGCGGCGAGCAAGCAAGGCGGCATGCAATGAGCAAGCGCAAGCCACACAACATGCGCGCCCGGCTGGAGCGAACTTGCAGGGCATTGGTCTCGGCCAATCACGCCGCCGTGGTAAACATCGACCCCAGCGGCCAGCAGGTGCTGGTCAACTGGAAGAACCTCAAGCAGATCTGCGTGCGCCAGGTGGTTGATGCCGTGTGCGACATCCCGCACCGCTGGACCATCTACTTGAGCGTGCTGTGCCGGACGGAGCTCGGCGAGCGCTATCACAAGTCGATCGAGGTCGCGCCGCAGGGTAACTACCGGGCCGACCACCTGACAGATGTGATCGAGTCCACCTACGCCGACCTGCGGGCCAAGGCCAACCCTAACCACTTGGTCGCGGCCGGCTGGATCGCCATACCCACCGACACAACGCTCGAAGAAGCAGAGGCTGCCAAGATCTTTGCCGCCGTCGGCGCCTGGAATCAGCAAAAAGTAGCATGAAGCGAATCACAGCACGCGTCCGGCACGGTCGGCGCCAGCAGCACATCAATCTGCCGCCCAGCGGCTTGGGAGGTATCGGCCATGGCGAAGACGCCAGCCCGACGCAAGAAGGAACAGCGCGAGCGCGACAAGCTGTCTGCCGAGGAGCGGGAGGCACTGCTTCTGTCACGCCGCATTGTCACGGACCTCTATCACAACACGGACAGCGCGCTTAAGCGCTCGATGGCTCGCGCCGGGATCGAGGAAGAGCAGGATCTTATTTCCCGCCTCATCCGCGGCGCCGACCGCCTCACGGACAAGCAATTCGAAAAGCTGATTCGCATAGCGTGACATCCCGCCGTGACAGGCGGACCAAAAACACCTGACCCATTGCCACCATGCCGCCCACCGGCCACGGAGGAACACCCATGCCCATTCGACACGCAGTGATGCACTTCATCGACAAGAAGCCAGACGGCAGCCCAGCGGTCCTGCACATGGCCAGCGCCAGCCTGCCAGAGAGCGGCGCCATCGAGAACCTGGTGAACGATGTCAACGACGGCTACAACTCCAAGACCGGCAAGGCCTGGGGATTCTTCCACAGCGAGTCCGGCGCCTACCCTCTCAGCGGCTGGCTGGCCAAGACGATCAGCGGCGACATGCAGTTCATCGAATTCACCCGCACAGCGGTTGAGCACCTGACGCGCCTCATGGAGGAATCCAATCTGGCAGTCGGCGGGCACGTCCTGTTCGCGCTGTATCAGCAGGGCCTGACCGAATACTTGACCATCGCCATCCTGCGCCAGGCCGAGACGATTTCGGTTGCCGATGACTTAACCGTGTCGGTTTCGCGCAACCTCGATACCAGCGCCCTGCACTTCGCCGCCCGGATCAACCTTAGCGAGTGGAAGAACAACCCGGCGTCGCGACAGTACATCTCGTTCATCAAGAGCAAGAACGGCAAGCGGCTTTCGCACTACTTCCAAGACTTCATCGGCTGCCAGGAAGGGATCGACAGTCCAGGCGAAACGCGCACGCTGCTCAAGGCCTTCGCCGACTTCGTGAAGGCCGAAGAGCTTCCGGCCGAAACCGCCAGCGAGAAGAGCCAGCATCTGGTGGCATATGCCCAAGCGCAGGACAAGATCGGTGAGCCGATCAGCCTGGACGAGCTGTCCGAAGCGCTGGACGAAGATAGGCCCAAGACCTTCGCCGACTTCATCCGGGCCGGCGACTACGGGATATCCGAAAGCTTTGCCGCCGACAAGCGCACCCTGAGCCAGTACCGCCGCTACACCGGCCGCGCCGAAGGCATGTCGATCAGCTTCGAAGCGCACCTTCTGGGCGAGCGCGTCGAGTTCGACCAAGCCAGCGCCAGCCTGACTATCAAGAACCTGCCGACGCAGCTGGTCGACCAGCTCAAGCGCACTGCGGCAGCCTGATATCCACTGACCATGCCGCCCAGCCACGGAGGGCGGCGCATGCATGGAGAAAGCCATGAGCAACTACAACTGCGACTACGTCCGCCGCCACTACGGTGTACCGGCCGAGATCGGGCGCTGCGTGATCGCCAACGGCGAGCCGGGCGTGATCATGGCCGACCGTGGCCACTACATCGGCGTCATCCTCGACAGCGACCCGAAGAAGCGCATTCGCAACTACCACCCGACCTGGGAGATGCAGTACGGCGAGATGGCCGAGAAGCTGCCGCTTAAGCGCTACCAGGTGCTGGTCGCTGGCTGGGACTGGTGGGACATCACCAATCGAACCATCGTCGATGTATTCGCCAGCACGCCCTCGCAGGCCAAGTACAAGGCCTACGAGCGGTGCGAGTACCACGACATCGAGTGCATGTTCGGCTTCAAGGTTCGCCGGGCCTAACCCTATGGCGCTGCCCGCCAGCGCCTAACCCTCTCAAACGATGAACGCCTATCCGGCGAGGATCAGCCATGTCTGATAAGAAGATCGACCAAGACAAGCTCGAACGCGTGATACGCAAGATCAAGCGCTGCCTGGCTCTATCAGCCAGCTCCAACGAAACAGAAGCAGCAACCGCTATGCGTCAGGCTCAGGCGCTGATGCGTGAATACCGTCTCACCGAGGTTGATGTTCGGCTGAGCGAAGTCGGCGAGGTCGACTCCAAGGAGTACCGAATCACTCGTCGACCAACCTGGGATAGGCAACTCAGCGCGATCGTGGCTAGGGCATTCGGCGTGCACCCCTTGGACGTGAAGCATTGGAGCAAGACCGCCGGCCGCGTCGTAGCTCGCGCGCAATTTGTCGGCGTGACGCCTGCACCGCAAATCGCCATGTACGCTTATGAGGCGCTACTGGCCAAGCTGACCGCAGCGCGGCGCGAGTACGTATCGCAGGTCAGAGCCGGGCGGCGGCGTAGCTGCTACTCGCCCGAAATCGCCGGCAATCACTTCGCACTGGCATGGGTCTCGGCGGTGTACAGCAAGATCCAGGACCTGGTACCGAGCGGCGAAGAGGATGCAGCCCTACCCAGCGGCTCAAGCGGCCGCGACTTGGTGGCGGTTCAAGCTCAGGACAAGGCCTTGATCGAGCAATACCTGGCAGGCCAGGAAATTGGCAAAGCCCGCAAGCCCCCAGAGCTCGAACTGGACCTGAATGCCCAGATCGCCGGGCTGCTGGCCGGTCAGCGCGTTGAGCTAAACCCGGCAATGGCGCAATCGGGGAATTCCGCTGCGCAGATATGCCACTCACGGTGAGGTGACCCATGAGCACATTTGCAGTGTTCGGCATGACCGCGAGCGCGGCACTGGCCGAAGCTAAGAAGAAGACCAGGACCACACGCCCAAGCGGGAAGATTGGTTGCCCCCCCGTAGACCTCTCACCTGCCGAGTGGGACGAAGCGGTCAAGCGCAATGCCGAAACCACGATGGCTGGCGAACGGGTCAAACAGCTCAGTGCGCTATTCGATACCCCGCAGCACGCCATGCAGTTCATCGAGCTAGCCAAGCGTGCCGGCGCCTGCCGTGATCTCAAGATCCGCTGCAAAGCAGCCCTGCTCGATGAGAAGGGCAAGAAGATCCTCAACCCCAAGACCAGGATGCCCCTCATAGGCTGGGCCGACTGGACACCCGAAAGCCACAAGGCCGCCTGAGCCGGAGCTACCCATGCCCACAGAAAACCGATCCAGCAACACAGAGATGGTCAGCGTGCCGCCATACATTGGCCTGGAGCCGCTGGTTGGACGTTACTACCCCGCCCAATGCCGCCGCTGCGGTTGGGTTGGCAGCTCCGAAGAGTTGACCGAGGACGATGCGCAGTGCACCCGCGACATTGGCGAACGCCTGTGCCTGGGCGACTGCGATGAACTTGAGCGCCATGATCTGCTGAACATCATCCAAGCCATGGCAGCCTCACAGTCCCACCCCGACCCTATAGCCTGGATGGTTGGTACTGCCTTCTGGTGGACCAAAGAAGAGGCAGAGAGGGATGCGGCGGCTACTGGGCTGCCGGTGGTGCCGGTCGGGCCGCTGAACGGTAGCGCCGAGGCAGAGCAACTGCGCGAGGTCATCAAGCATTCTGACGCGCAGATCATGCGACAAAGCATGCGCATTTCAAACCAGTGCGCCCAGCTGGCCGAGGCGCATGCGCTGCTGCGCGAAATCGCCAGCATTCCTGGAGACAGCATCAATTACCACGCAACGCACATGAGCCGAATAACCCGTGCGGCCCTGTCCGCCAGGGCAGAGCAGGAGGTGAAATCGTGAAGACGCATTTCGCGCCATTCACCGACCTGGAAGACATCGAACAGGCCCCATGCGGTACCTGGCTGGGCGAATCCCCTGAGCTGTCAGGCGACTGGGCCAAAGTCGACTGCCTGCTCTGCCAGAAACGCAAGGATAGGATCATCACAGCCGCCGCTGACGAAGAGCGCTTCATAGTCGAGCAGATGGGCGACATGGCGGCATTCATGCGCGCACAAGCCTAACCGCCCAAGAGCACATCTGTACTCCACCCCGCTGTAACCCCTCTCCCCTCTATTCACTGCCGCGATATAGCGGCCAAGGAATCACCGTGCGCGAAGAAAAAGTCGTGATGTACGAATCCCCCGAAGCCGCCAGCCTCCAGACCGTTACCGGCTGGGTCGATGCGACTGGTCGTTTCTGGGGCAAGGACGAGCACATGGCCCGCTACTGCGGGTCGACCCACCGCTACTGCGCAAAAAACTCAGATCACCCCATCCATGCCACAAACGGGTGGTGCGCGGCCTGCCACGCAGAGAGCCGGGCCGCCAAGTTCGCAGCCATGCCGAAGCGCGTGTGGGCCGGCGAAGCGATCACTGAATACGACGGCGACCAGTATTTCTTCGACGAGGAAGACCTGCGGGACTACCTCGTCGAAAACGAGGTGGACATGGACGACCTCAAGCTGGTGTTCTGCACCCCGAACTGCCCCAGGCAGATCGACCCGAACGACCACTTCTGCGATGACCTGCCGGAAGACGGTGAACTGAACGACGATCAGCTGCTGGCTGCGTTCGAGCTGCTCAACGAAATGATCGCCAAGTGCCCGCCATTGTCCTGGTCGCCAGGTCATGAGGCGGTCGAGCTGCCGCAGGCCTTCATCGACATGGTTGCCCACGAACGCTTGGAGGCTCAGGAATGACCCACCTCTGCCTCCTGCTGCTGCCCACCGGCGCCAGCGCAACCGAGAACGTCATCGACGTGCAGCACGACAGCAAGCGCGGCGTGACCTGCTACCTGCTGAATGGGGTCGGCATCAGTTGCATCGCCGACAGCCAGCTACAGGCCGGCAACGAGCGCCAGCTCTCCCCGCACGAAACCCAACCCGAACCTACACCCGCTCTGGCGCCTGGGCGCTGGATTGATGAGAGGTATGAGCTGTGAGCGAAGCCAATAAGATGCGCCAGCACCTACTGGTCGAAGAATGCACATTGCTCGACCTTGCAAGCAGTGCATGCCAGGAAGCCTTGGCGTTCGGCGTCAACGAACATGCTTTTGAACGCTTGGCCAGGGCCGTGGAGTACAAGTGCCAGGACGGCGCGACCGTTGCTGGGCTTGATGTCTTGGCGGAGCGCAAGCGCCAGACGGAAGTGGAGGGTTGGACGACTGAGCATGACGATCTGAGTGGCAGCCTCGAGCTTGTCGACGCCGCCACCTGCTACGCGCTCGCGCCTCCATGGCTAGATATCTGGGACGACGAAAAGCAGGCCATGAAAAAGTGGCAGCCAAGATGCCCGCCGTCCTGGCCATGGGCGCTCAGTTGGTGGAAGCCTCGCAGCAGAAGAGAAAACCTGATCCGGGCCGCCGCGCTGATTCTCGCCGAAATCGAACGCATCGACCGCGCGGTTGCCAAGCAGGTGCAGCCATGACCGACCTGATCGAAGTGAAGACGGCAGACCTGGTCGGCGAGGCGCTGGGATGGGCAGTCGGCAAGGCTGAAGGGCTGGACGTGTACTTGGAGCCCCCCGGGTACAACGGTGTGCCCTGGCGGGTGTTCGTCCGGTACCAGGGCCAGGCCATCGAGCACACCAAGCGCTACAACCCGTGGGAAGACTGGGCGCTGGCGGGTGTACTGGTCGAAAAGCATTGCGTGTGCCTCGACTTCAAATGCGGCCTTTGGAGTGCACTTGGGGACGAATGGATCGCAGGTTGCCAAACACCGCCCATTGCGATTTGCCGCGCCATCGTCGCCGCCAAGCTCGGCGATACCGTCCAGGTGCCGAAGGAGCTGATGCCATGATCCTGCCCCTGATGTACATGGCCTACCTGATCTACAGGGGGCCGCGATGAGCGAAGTCAGTCTGTACCACGGCGAGTGTTTGGAGATGATGCACTCGATCCCAGACGCCAGCGTCGACCTGGTTCTGGCTGACCTGCCCTATGGCACCACGCAGTGCGCTTGGGATGTGGTGATTCCGTTCGCCCCCCTGTGGGAGCAGTACTTGAGAATCGCCAGGCCCGAGGCGGCCATCGTTCTCTGCGCGGCTCAGCCGTTCAGCTCGCTGGTGGTCGCCAGCAACCCGCGGGACTACCGCTACGAGTGGATTTGGGAAAAAGGCAACGCAACCGGCTTCCTCAACGCCAGGAAGCAGCCACTGCGGGCCCATGAAAGCGCCCAGGTCTTCTACCGGCGGCAGCCTGTGTACAACCCACAGATGACCAGCGGCCACGAGCGGCGCACAGCCAAGCGCAAGACGGTCAACTAGGAGTGCTACGGCAAGGCCCTGTCGCTCACCGAGTACGACTCCACGGACCGGTACCCGCGCTCGGTGCAGTTCTTCTCGAGCGATAAGCAGACCGCCAGCTTCCATCCGACTCAAAAGCCAGTCAGCTGGATGCGGTTCCTGATCGCTACCTACACCAACCCCGGCCAGGTGGTGCTCGATAACACGATGGGCAGCGGCACGACCGGCGTCGCCTGCATCCAGCTGGGCCGGCGCTTCATCGGCATCGAGCAGGACGAGGCGCATTTCGGTACGGCCCAGCAGCGCATTGCCGATGCCATCACCATCCGCGATACCCCGGCGGCGCAGATCGATCTGTTCGAAGCGCGCGCCTAATCCCTCCCCCTACAACTCAAGCCCGCCGACATGCGCGGGCGAGGAGCAACCATGTCTGATTTTCAGACCAAGACCGAGCCCGTGGCCCGGAAGCGCCATACCTGCTGCGAATGTCGGGGGGACATCGATCCCGGGCAACGGTACCAGCTGGTGGCTGGCTGCTGGGAGGGCTCGATGGAAAGCTTCAAGACCTGCCTCCCGTGCGTTCAGGCTCGCGACTGGGCGACAGCCCAACCCGAGTGGATGGGCGACGGAGAGCACCTCTACTACTTCGGCATGCTGGAAGAGGACTTGGCCAACCTGGCTCCGGAGCTTGCATCGGGTGACGGTCGCCGCTTCCGATCCTACCGGCTTCAGGTGCAACTCTGCCGCCGTCGTGCCGCCGCGCACTCACAGAAAGCAGCCTGACCACCAACCTGCCGCCACCGGCGGCGTGGAGACCATCCGTGAACCTGATCAACTGCTACGTCACGAAGATCCTCGGCGAGCCGTACCGCAAGTTCGGCCACTGGTGGGTATCGGCTGAGTACGAATCGGAAGGACGCCCAGGCAAAACCGAACTCATGTTCCGCACCGAGGAAGCCGCCAGGGCGGCGAAGGTCGGGCACCACTTTCTCGCCTGACCCTCTATATAAAGGAGACACCTATGCGACACGCAGAAAACATTGACCGCTTCCTGCGCCTCGACGAGGTGCTGCACGTGACCGGGATCGGGCGGAATACCGTCTATCGCAGAATCCGTGAGGGCACATTCCCAAAACAGGTTAAGATAGGCCCCAATTCGGTTGCCTGGCGCCAGTCGGACATCACTCAGTGGATGACCTCTTTCGAGCCCAGCGACGACCAATCAGTACATTGAGCAGTACACTGAAACACCAGATTCCGCTCAAGCCCATACCCCATCAGCTTTACAGGTCCACCA